GGTTCTTAGCTATTTCGACTTCACTCGCCATAGTTGTGTACTCTTTGCATTTCTCCGACCCATCTTTGTAATTGTTGTAATTGTCTTCTTACTTCATTACAAGAGGTGTAGTTATCTACAGTTATAGTTGTTAATTCTGAGAGTCTGAGTTTTTCCTCTCCTCTATCGTCTCCATCTTGGCTCCCTCCTCCATCAACACTTCTGGTGGTGTCGGGAACTTCATTTTTAATGGCACTGTCGTGGAGCAAGCTAACACTGTCAGGCAGGCTACACTGAGCATCATCATTTTCATTAAGTAATTCATTGACCTTCTCACTAATTTTATTTCCATTACTGGTTATTCTGTTGCTATCTGATTCAAACTCAGTCGCTATTTCATTAGAAACTTTCTCGGCTTCAGCTTCAATAAGTTTCATTTCTTCTTTCATATTATTTAGTTCTTCGATGATTGGACCACTTGTCCAGACAGCACCTAATAGGAACGATCCTAGTCCAAATAACAAACCAAATACTAATCCCCAGCTTTTAGGAACTAGTGGTAAAATAGAAACTACAACGAGTCCTATCAAACCAACTGCTGTTATACCAAAATAAATTGAAGTGGGTATCCACCCAAGTATAGTAATTAATGAAAACATTATATTGTTGTAGTTGAGACTACAATATCTTGAGCCATTCCAGGCATGGTACTTTTACCAACCGACCTGCTTACTGGTCTCTTGATATGTCTCCAACTTCCTCCACCATTTCTGTTGAATCTAATTGCTTTAGTGTCACCAGCTTTGTTTTGTAAGATGATAACACCTCTAGGATTTTTACGAGCATAGTTGTATATGGCTTGTTCTGCGTCATCTTCCATATTCAAATACTCTTTCCATTTAGAATATTTCTTTTTCCCTGATTTAAACTTCTTAAGAACATCATCGCTAACATTAAATGTAGCAAACTTTCTGCCCTTTTTCATTCTAACTGTTGGGGATAAATCCACTCCCCCACCTGCAACTGAGTTTGCAGCAACTGCTTCATCCTTCTGGTTTTTAGGTTTCTTACCAGCTTTCTTCATAGATATAGCGATTGCTGCCTGTTGTGCAGGCGACTTTGCTTCTATATTAAACATATTCCAGTAGAGATGTTCTATGACTTCTTCTACTAGTAATTCTTCTTCGAGTAAGGAGATATCTTTAGCCATGAGATCGTTATACTTTTCTTCTAGTATATGTACAGACTCTTGTCCTTCATATGCTTCCCTGATAAGATAATATGCAGCAGCAAGTGAGCCAAGTCGAGATTTACCTCCTGGCACCTTTTCTACGAATTGCTTTAATTTAAAAACTAATCTATGTAAAAAGGTATAAGCATTCTTCTCTTTAGTTGTAGTCAGCTTAGTTGCCTTCTTTAAAATTTTACCTTTCTCATCAATGATACCTTCCTTAAAAGCATCAGTATCTTTAAAAGGTTTTACTAACATAGAAATAATTCTATAAGCAATAATGTTATCTACTGTTCTACTCATATTTCTCTTAGTATCTCCACGATCTTTTCATCATGTTCTAAACTTGTGGAACGAGTCGTTGTCCCAGGAATGTAGACTGGTAGTCTTCCTAGATAAGTCAGGAATACAATAAGTGCACTCCAGTGTTCTTCGTCCACCTTATGGAAGAGCATTTCAGTTGCAGCATCTCCCCATAAATTATAAATTACAATTATATGATTTAAAATTAACCTTTCTCTAAGATCTTTGTTTTTAGTATATCTTTGCAATAATTTGTTAAGATATAAAAACTTTTTTAAATCATCCTCAAACTCTTCTAGTGTAGCACAAGAAGGGTTATCATAATTATTAAGAGCGAACTGAAGAAAATTATTTTCTGTCAGCTTTTTTATCATTACTCTTCTTAGTTTCTACAGGTGTATTTACAATATCTTCTAGTGCTTGTATTGCTCCAGTAAGCATATGTATCTCAGCCTGTGTATTAACTACACCTTGTTGTAATTGCGATAGAATCTCTTCTTTCTTTTTCATAGATTGTCTATACGCATCAAGTTTCGCATTAACATCATAATCTGCCATAATTATCTCCTAAAATAATATATTAAGCTACAACTACAGAGTTTGAACCTATAACAGTCCATCCTACAGTTGCAACATACAGTAAAGTGACTGCGTCACCAACTGCATTAAATGTAATAGTAGTTCCACCATTTAGTGTTGTAGGTGTAAGGACACAAGATCCTGAACCACCAACTACTACAAAAATTTTGATTTGTCCCACTGTACCATTAGCAAGTGACGCAGCATCTGAACCAGATGATAAAGTAAGTTCTGTCACAGCTTTGGTTAAGTCAGCAGTAGATGTACCAGTTGATGACTGAGCAGTTTGTGATAGGTATAAAGAACCACCACTAATAGCTACATCACCATTTACATCTAGCTTTTGGGAAGGAGTAGCAACACCTACACCAACTCTGTCGGTAGATGCGTCTACATATAATAGATTGTTGTCGTTTAATCCTTCGATACGAGTATCTTGGTCACCACCAGATTCGTTAATAATAACTGGAGTGTCTAAGTTTGCGAATAGATTTGCGACTGTAAGTTTTTTGTTGGAGCCACCTTGTACGATGTTTAAAAGGTCGGCACCTGCAGCAGAGGTTGCTGCGACTAGTTCTGATATTTTTTGGTCTGCCATAATTTTACTCCTATTTTATATTTGCAGAATAGGGAGGGTTTGTTACAACCCTCCCACAGTTCTAGGTTTATGTTATTCGGTTATTAAGATCCGAAAGTAAGTGTAGCTACACCATCAGAGACTTGCTCTGGTGCACCATTAGCACTGTTTACTTTTACTCGGTACTTCTTACCATCATGAGTAGTGTCAGTCACACCAGCAACTGCTAGAGTCGCAGTAGCGAAGTCTGAGTAGATACCACCATCGGTAGAACCACTGATGTCAGTCCAACGAGTTCCGTTAGCAGTTTGTCTTTGCCACTTATAGTTAAGTGCTCCGATAGTTCCAACTACTGAACCAGTTGTTAAAGTAAATGTTGCGTTTCCACTTGATGTAGTTGCAGCAGCAGGTTGTACTGTAATAGCAAATGAGTTTGCAGCATCAGACACCATTGCGTCATCGGCAGCATCGTCACCAGCTTGAGCAGCAGTACGAGCCATAGCTACGATACATTCAGCTTCGTATCTTGTATTCCCATCTGAATCCTGTCTACCAGATTTCAGAGTCCACCAACCAGCACCAGTGATACCTCTTGCTTTGTTTTGAGCAAGTTGTGCTTCGTCAGTGTCAACGAACATAATGTCCGCAGCAGCATATTTGTTTGCAGCTTTTACAACACTTCCTACAGCTTGTACACCAGAGAAGGTTTGTGAGTTATTACCTGTGCCAGTAAGATCGATTGCAGTACCAGCTTCGGCATTAGTAATGTTAGTTGCTAATTTGATGTTTGTAGCATCTACTTTAATTGCATAATAAGTAGTACCACCAGTTAATCCAGTGATATCAGTACCACCACCATTAGCATAGATTACTGGATCGCCAGTATTTAAGTTGTGCGTTCCAGTTGTGACTGTGTCAGTTCCTACTGTGACAGCAGAAGTAGCAACAGTATTAGATGTTGGTGCAGCAATAGTCACACCAGCAGCATCTCCTGCTACATATCCATCACCAGGATCGGTAATAGTCACGGAAGCTAAAGTTGAACCAGATAATACACCAGTTCCTGTAGCTTGAGTACCAGATGCTGGAGCAGCAATCGTGACTGAAGGAGCGGAACCATATCCACTTCCTAAAGTAGTTATATTAACTTTTTTGATTTGCCCAACTTCTAGCCAGTTTGGTCGATTCACATGTGAATCAGAGTCTCCCCACATTGCCATATTAGTCTCCTATTTTAGATTGAAATTGTTTAAATGATAAGGGCATCCCTTTGGCTATCTCAACTTCTGGCTCGTCGACGGACTTTAAGTCTCCATCTTCCACCAGCTTAATGTAGTCTTGGGCAGAAGAAACCATGTCAACTAGGACATCATTTACTTCTGATATAGATAGACCTTTCCAGGTCTCAAAACTTTCTGCAGCTTTCTTCAAGGCATATTTTACTTTACCTTGTTGTGCTAATCCTTTTTTAATTCCTTCGATTTTTTTGTAAGCACCTGTGTAATTACCACCTGCCATTTTCTTAGCAATATCTACTGCTCTTGATATTTCAGAGTCTGAATACTTACTTCCTCGTCCAAATTGAGCCATTTTATCTTTAGCTTTAGCAAGATTAGATTTAACTCTTGCACTATCTTTGTAATGATTTTTATTTCTTACATATGCTGGTTCTTTATCTTCTTCTTTTACTGGCTCAGCTTTATCTTTAGACTTAGGTTTCTTTTTACCTTTGTTTAAAGTTTTCATATCATGTGCTTCAGTAGTATAAATTTTTAAATCTTCTGTTGGTACTTCTCTTTCAATACCATGTTCGAATTCTACATCATACCATGATACATAGCCATCGTCAGTTGGTATTGCGTGACTTTCATATACTGGCTTTCCGAATCCCCATACGATGTGTTCTACGACAGTAGCACAGTCGTGGTCTTTAGAGTGACATAGTTCTCTTTCTTCACGAGCAGTCTTTTTGGCATTTTCGAAATCTTGTGCTGAAGGTGCACCCTTCTCTCCTTTTTTACGCATTTTTTCTCCTCGTTTTCTTTTAGCATTTATATTTGCATACAGTCCAGGACCCTTCTCATCAATTGATTCTTTACTCATAGAGTCTTTAAACTTTTTAATTCTTAACTCGATTGCAGCAAGTCCAGCAGAGTTTCCTTGTCTTTTCAAGTTGTCTCTTGTTTGACGCATTCTTTTTAATACATCTTTTGCATCTTCAAATATCACTACTTCTTCTTTATTGAAGGTCATTCTCATAGCATCTGCTCTGGCTTTTTTAATTTTAGCATTAATAGCATCAATATTCTGACCTAATTTTTTCATTTTATCTCTTTGGATAAGCATGGCTTTAAATGATGCTGGCATTTCTTCATCAAGCGATTCTTTCTTCATAGATTCTCTTGCTTTTGCTGCGAGATCTTTATCAGCACCACCCCAAGTTCCTTTACCTTTACCAATAAAAGAATTTACACGAGCCATTGCCCATTGTGCTTGTGACGCACCAGGACGATGCCCTGTACCATATGCAGCCATTCCTCTTCTATAAACCTGCATTAATATACCTTTAGGAATACCAGACTTCTTAGCTTTGTTTGCTACACCTGTGTTTTCGTCTAGCATAGAATGGAACTCTACTTCGTACGATTCCATAGGTACTTCTTTATATCCATCCTTTTTGTACTTGGCAATCTTATCCTCGTTGCCTTTCCTTTTCATGCTGACAGTTTCTGTTCCTCCAGGTTTGCCATCTTTAGTCATGACTGTTTTACTTAATCTTATAAAGTCTTTTGGGTTTTTAGTTTTAAACTTTTTAACTAGGTCGTCACGACCATAAAATGCACCCTCTTCCATGTCTTCACCCATTGTGAGACCTTTGGCTTTTTTAACTGCAGATTGTGCTTTCTTTTTTATTTGGTCAGCTTTTTTTTGCATTTCTTTTGCTCTTTCAGCAGAGGACATAGGTCTGCTAAAATTACCTGTTGAGCCATAAGACTCATCAGACTTCACAGCTTTAGAAACAGCTTTGCGTCTTTTATGAAGATACTTGTCAGAAGCATCGACATCGCCATCGTTGTCGATATCTTTATCTTTTCTATCTTTGAATTTTTTCTTCACAGCTTTTGGATTTACTGCATCCATAGCTTCCATAAATTCTTGATAACCTAAAACTTCTGACATGGTAGTACCCTTTACTTAATAAGTTGGTCTAACTCATTTACTGCAGCATCTCTTAGTCTATCTGTATAACTTTTCGGCTCTTCTGCTGGAGTCTCCTCTGCAGGAGTTTCCTCAGCTTTTGCTTCTGCTTCTGGTGCTTCTTCAGCAGGTGCTTCGGCAGGTGCTTCAGCTGGTACTTCAGCTTGAGCTTCTTGTTCTACAGGTGCTTCAGTTTCCTGAGTAGCTTCTGGAGTTTCATTCTCTACAGCCACTTCTTCATTTTCATTAGTCATTTTAATCTCCTTCATTGATTAATTTACTATTATTTAGTTAGTTTTTAACTTCTATTTAAGACTTATTATGCCCTACAGATAGGTCATCGTCGTCTTCATCTAAAAGTTCACGCATTTTGCGTTCCCTTTCTTCCTCTTCTTCAAGGAAAGCATCGATATCTCCTTCGATTTCTTTCCTTTCCCCAGCACCTGCCATAAATTGTTTATAAGCAGAGTTGCCTTGATGTACCTCTACACCATCAACATTATTAGTTTGTGGTCTAAAGATAATATCTTCTTCGTCAAAATCAGGGATAGGATAAGGCATATTATCATTCTCGATTTTATACTTAATTACTTCGAAGATATCTCTAAGAGTTTTGACCCACATAATCTCAGTATTTTCGATTTGGGCACCAAGCATATCCTCAGCATCCATAATCAGTTCGATTGCATCAAGTGAGTCAATATCTAAGTCTCTTACGAGGTGGGCATCCATACCACCAGCTTCCATAATCTCAGATACTTCTAGCTGTTTAATCTCAGCCAATCCTTCGATAATTTTTTTCTCAAACTCTTCTTCAGATATTTGTTTAACAAAGTGTACCTGAACAGCTTGTCCTTCAGTAATGGTAAGTCTTTTTGTCTCATCCATTTCCTGCTTGTTTTCTTTTAGCCATTCTTGAGCACCATCTAGGTCGCTTTCAAAACTACTTGCATTGATTTGTTCAATCGCCCAACTTACTTTTTCTTGGTCAGTAGTTTTAGCAGTTGCTTCCTTATACTTCTCATAATCCTCAAGCTGTTTCTCCCTTGTAGGAATCATCATACCCATAACTTTTTTCTTTACACCTTCTGGTAAAGGTGCATTAGGATCTGAGCTGTATGGGTTTACACTAGGATTTGGTTCTGTAGGTTTTGTCAAGCCAGAAACATATGGGTCTTGACCCATTTGCTGTTCTAACTCTTCTGCATTTCGCTGTCCTTCAGCGATTAATTTATCCCATTCTTCATCAGTTTGGGGAATGTCCACTGGACCATTATTACCACTACTCATATTATCTCCACTTAATTAATGATTTTAGTTGTCTACTTTTGAGCCTGCTCTCCATTGATAGCATGACCAATATTTCGCTTTCCATTTCGGACCTGGATTATCGCACCCATGTCTTGCTCTGAAACTTTTTCTCCTTTTAGGGTCGTCTCTTTTAATACTTAGGTTCGGATCTCCAAAGCGAACCACAACGACATTACCTTTTGGACCTTTTACATATACTTTAAATTTTTTGTTAGGATTTTCAGAAGTACGAATAGGGTCGTTAAGTGTGACAGTCTTGCCTTGATACTTAGCTTCCTCAAGTGTAGGAAGTTCTAGTTTATCACAAGCACAATCTATCGCATCTTCCCTATGTTCTCTAAATGATTTCATCGTCTTTTTACTCCCCCATATCTTTTACCTGTGGCACCACCATATCCTTTTCCTGGTCTAGACCTTTGTCCAACAGTGTTGCCTTTATATTTACGACCTGTTTGTTTTCTAGCAGTTCTAATTCTACCACCAGCCAGTGCCGATCTAAAATGACCTTTAAGTTTTCTACCTAGTGCTCCAGACTTAGTGCTTTTCCTACTATGTAGTCTTTTCTTCTCCATCTGTCTAACACGAGGTGCTAGTTTTAGAGCAATCCTTTTTACCACATGACGCATCTTAGCAATTCTTGCTTCAGCTCTTTCTCGCTCACCCACAGATAATTGAGTTGGTGGCTTTTTAAAGAATCTTCTTTTCAGCAGTTTTACTGCTAATCTTCTTGCTCTACTATTTATTATCTTCTGAGAAGAGTGTCGTCTAAGAGCGATTCGTAAACTTCTTGCTCTCCTTGCTTTTGTCCTTCTAACTCTTACTCGGTTTTTAATTCTTTCAGTTCTAGATAATACTTCGTTCAGCTGTTGTTCTACATCATCCTCAAGATACTCGAATGCTTCCATAGAAACTTCGCCATCTTCATCTTCAACTTCTATTGCTAGTTCGTCATCATCATATAAGTCAAAGATGTCTAGCTTACCATTTATCGGATCTTGTTCTGGGTCAAACATATTGACGACACTATCGATTTCATCAGCACTTAGGTCGTCCAGCATCGCATCATATTTTGGATCTGCTACGAATACTTCTAAATCATATGGGTCGTCAGACTTTGGTGTCCCAGATTTTTTTTTAATTTTATCAGCTTTGGGTTTATCTTCAGTTTCTACAGGTTTCTCGATGTTTATCTTTACCATCGGATCTCCTGGAGATTGTTCTACATCTTCTTTCATAGCCATCTTAGTGGCTGTAGCATACATTACATTTTTATAATCTTTGCCATATCGCTTTTTAAAATCAGCAGTTTTATCTTTCATACCCTTAACGATGTCTTCTCGTTTTTTCATTTGGGCATCGGTCATCTCTTTATCTTCAGGGAGATTACCATAAGTTTCGCATGGGTCTTTACCACACCCACAGTTTTTCTTTTGTTCGTCGACAACTTGCTTCATGATTTTTTCATCACGAGTTGCTTTAGATTCTACTTCACCCTTTTCATTTCTTTTTACTATACCACCTGCTAGTTTTAGCATCTTCTTATAATCTTTGTAAGACATAATAGACTTAGCGATATTAAAATTAGTTGAAGGATCTACTTCGTCAACACTTGGCTTTTTCTCTTCATTAGTTTTTTCTTTTGCTGGGTCGCCATACTTCTTGTGGTATTTAAGTGTGTGTTTAGATTTTTTAGTTTTCTTGAAGTCGCCTTTTTTATCTAGATCTCCAGCAGCAGGATCGTATTTGGTAGGATCGCTATCATCTTTTTTAGCATCCCTTTCAAACTCATCCTTTCTTGCCTTCTTATCTTTATTAGAAACACCTTTATAATACTTATGAGTGCCTTTCTTTTTCTCTTCGTTTACACCCTCTTTGCCTGGCAGGTTTCTCATTTTATCTTTACACTTTTTATACTCAGCATAAAGTTCGTCAAACTCTTTAGTTCCCTTTTTAGTTTTTGCCATTTTTTTCTTGGTCATAGCCATACGCATCATAAGTTCGGCTCTTAGACCTTGTCTTACTTTACGAGTGACATCTGAGCCAACACCCATAATGCCTTTCTTACCTTCCGACTCTTCTTTCTTCATCGGTTTAGTTTCACGATTCTTTTTCAAAGCACTTTGAGTTCTAGCACGATCCATCATTTTATCATGCTTAATTTTATCAGCTTCTTTTTCTTTTTTAATTCTATCTTTAGTTAGTGTAAGAGGATCTTCTTCTATCTGTTTAGTAGAAGGATCGTCGTGGTCATATCCTAACTTCTTCAGCTTTTCGTGGTCAGCATACTTTTTAGCCATGACACCTTTGCCTGTTTTAGGATCGTACATCATGTGTGGCTTGTAATCTTTTTCAGGATCTTTTTTCTTTTCTTTCTTAGCTTCCTGTACTTCTTCTTTTTTGATTGGCTTTTTATCCATAGGATTTACCAACCCACGAGTTGGCTCTTCTCTACCTGACTTTTTATCTCTAGGATCTTCTTTATTAGCTATCGCATCAAAGTTTGATAATGTATCTTTTAGAGACTTCATGGATTTACCCATACCTCTAGATACATTTAATTTTTGTTTCGGAGTACGAAGTCCTTCGTATTTTTTCAGGATACCTTCTGATGCTCCAGGAGACATCTTACCTTTAGAGCCATCAGTAAACTCGAATGTATAATTACCTTTTAGATTAATGTTCTTTCTAAGCTGTACAATAATAGGATCTACACCTGAGCCAGATACTTCGTTCACGAAGTCTTTAAATGATTTTTGTTCTACTTTAAATTTACCTGTTCTCATAATGGCTGGTAGATACTGACGATCGTAATCAATGCCTGCTGTGTTTGCAGTTTGTAGCATTTTCTTTACGATTTCAGCAAACTCAGGAGTGACTCTTTTAGTTCTTAGTTTCCTAAGACCGAAGTTAATAAGTTGTGTTGGGTTAGACATCTTCTCAGGATTATCTATACCTAATGAACCAGCAATAATTCTAGCCACTTTAATTCTATCCGCAGAAGTAAATCTAAATTTATTCTGTGGGTCAATTTTTAAGTTCTTTTGTTCTTCTAAGTCTTTTTTCATGTTTGGTTCTCTTGCTAATAAGTCAGCCAAGTCGGCATTAATTTTATCTAAGTAATCATGATTTCCGAGTTCGCCAATACTATTTAGACTATCTGCAAGTTTCATTTTTATAATAGAATCGGCACCAGCTTCTTCTATTAATGCGTATCCTCTAGACTCTGCTTCAGATAAAATCTTTAGTGTTTGGTCAACTAATTTTAAGCAAGTAAGAATAGCAACAGGATCTTTATCACTTTCAAACAAATCTAAAAACTTATCTTTTATTTCATAATAGTTTCTAAAGTGTTCTGTGGTATATCCTTTATATACAATCTCATCATTGTAGTGATAATCATTTACAGTATTCTTTTCCGATATCTGACGAACTTCGTGTAGCCATTTTTTAGATACATTGCCATCTTCGTCAGACACGGAAATATAATTTGCTCCACGATCCATTACTTCGTAGACACCTTTATCATCTTCAACTACTGCTCCGATATTAAATATCTTCTTGGCTACATAATCTTCTCTTAGTTGAGATGTTGGTAGAATTACTTCTTCTCTAATTGGTGGCAGACCCATGCCTTTGCGTACTTCGTTGAATAATCTTTTACTGTCAGCTACAGTCATTCTACGAGGGATACCTCGTTTGAAGTCATTAAATTTACCTGAAGATGCAGCAGTTCTCATTTTAGTAGCAGACATACCCTCAGCCATATCTGAGTCAGGGTCTCTGCGACCAGAAGATAATACAGTTATCTTGTCGAAGTTGTAATCTTTACCATTATATTGGTTGAGTAATCTTTTATATTCATTAATCCTATCACTACCAGCAATCAATGTTAGTTCAGTAATCTTTTCTTTTTCGTTTAGATACTTCGCAACTTCTATAATTGTTCTTTGATTTGGCGACTTCGTTGGTACGAGAGGTGTGTTCTGACCGAACATCCTTTTCATATAATAGATCTTGCGTTCTTGTTTTAGTGGATTCTTTTTCTTGTCTTCAGTAGCTGTGACATATATTTTGGCAGGACTGCCTTTTGAACGAGCATATTGCGTGACTTTGTTAATAAGCAACTCGTGACCAGTCGTCGGAGGATTAAATCTTCCGAATCCTATGACCATCTTTTTGCTTGGTACTTCGTTAAGAAGTGTTTTAAAATCTTTCATTTATAGTTTTCCCATCGATTAACAAAGAGCATATTGCTCGCAATACCTATATTTAGTATCTTACTTATCCCAGCCTTTCAAAATTTCGGGAGAAAAATTGAGTCTAGAGAACTCTAATCTATCTACCAGCTTCACAGCACTACCTGACATTCTGTCAATAGCCACGAAACCTTCTACTCCAGTCACTTTAAACCCATTGCGAGTCCTGACAAAAGTCTTCATAGATCCTATTTGGTTCATCTTAGTAATAAGTGTCTGCTTGGCATCCACCATTAAATTCATCAACTTAAATATCTCAACGATTTTTTGTTTATCATTTATAAAGAACTTCATTACATCATTCTTCTTAGCTTTCCATGTAGCTTTACCCTTCTCTGTTTTCTTACTATCTATTTCTTTCTTATACTTATCGGCAATATAATGAAACATCTGAGTGACATGTTGACTAGGATTAGTAATTCTTTTCCCTGCTCGTATCTTAGTATTGTTAAATGTTTTTACTTGTAGCAGTAAATCTTTATTATCCTTAATGCTGTTCAATACATTAGCATTTACTTTTCTAAACTGAGAACCAATAGCAGATAGTTGCTTAGTAAACTCGGCAGTCTCTTTAGCAGTCATTGCACCCTGACCAGACAGATCTTTATAAGTAGCATCGTCTGACCATACATCAGCATTTACTTTCATCTTCTTATTGATACCTTTACCAAAAGATGCTCTAAGAGTCTCAAAGGTATTACCTGTATAAGAAGTATGCCATACGATACCCATATGAGCACGACGAATCTGATTAGATAAAGCTGACACTGCAGGAACAGCATACACGATAGTGTTAGGTTGGAATGTCACATACTTACCACCATCTATGGTTTTAACTTTTAGATCGGTACGACCTGCCCACATTAAGTCTCCTTGGAAGATACCACGATCTGGCAACACTTTAGGTAAATATGTCATACAGATTAATAGTTTTTTCTGTAGGTCGCCAGATGTGTCTTTCTTAATATCGGCAGGTGTATAATAAACTTTAGGATTCTTATTGAAGATACCTTTTTTAGCAATAAACTTTTTGCCATTTCTAGGATCTGTACCAGCAAAGATCGCAGGTGCACCATCCCATTTTACTGTAGCATTTATTTTGCTAGTAGATTTACCAGCTAACATATCACGCATATTCTGCATGAAGTTTATAGAACGACGAGCACCAGCGACACCTTCATCAAAAAGAAGATCTTCGATGTGCTCCATGTGAACATTCTTTTGCTCAGTAATTAATGTCTTGAGTGATTTTACCATTTTTCGTTGTATATATACTCCCCTGTTTTATAATCCCAGCCATTAGTTTGATAGAATTCTTTTTCACCTCGAGCAGTCACTCTCATCATTTCTTGACTAGGTGGATGAGAAACTGTCATAGGATCGTGGTCTTCACCAACATACTTGAATGCTCTAGATCCTTCCGAGTAGCCACCTTGACCTTCTAGCTTCATAGGTGGCACATGGTCAAACTCATGAACACATTCAAGTGCTGGTTCAAATTTTACTGAATATCTGCCGATGTCTAAATTAGAACCATAAATGTATTCGCCATTAGACATCTTCATAAACAGCATTTCGTGGACTTGAGCCATTAGTAAGGACTCTCTTCCATTTTTTTCTGGAACATGTCATCTGCGATTACATCATTCCAATCTTCTCGATATGCAGCTTGTAGCTTATTTTTGAAGAGATACATGTGTTTCTCATGACCAGACATTTCTGCGACTTTATCGATAATTTGGTCCATTATCATATCATTTACAGGGTGTGACATTATTTATCCTCCATATTTATGTTTTTAAATTGTTCATCCCAGAACTCTTCAGTTCTGATTTCTGTGTAAGTACAAGTTTGTTCAACTTGGTTCAAAGTAATAAGACCAGCTTCATGTAAGTCAAGAAGCATATCACCGAATGGTGCTCTTCCATTTGAATGCCATCTAACGATATCATCTTGGTCAATATAGAAACCACCACCATTCTTAGCAAACTCTACAGAGTTTTGAGTAGTTGACCACTGGTTATCAAACCAGTCAGATTGTCTTTTATACTCTCTACCAGCGATTCTGATTTCGTTAATACCAACTAATTGGTTCTCTAATGAATGCATTACTTTAGAAAAAGTACCTTGCGATTCAGCTATTTGTAAAATTGTAGTCATATTTACCTCTCTTTTTATCAATTTATATACATATTCTACTAAATTTTGACCCAAAAGTAAAGGTTTTTTTTACTTTTTTTAAACTATTTTGTTATTAAAAATCAGGTACTTATAACCTATTTTATCAAGTAATATAAAGAAGAATCTTCGGATAACTTTTTAGCAGTCAAATATTGGAATTTCATGTGTTCTTCAAACTTCTTTTGAGAGTTGGGGATTATCAATATCGAATACATATAGGATACCATATTTACATATCTATCTTTAGTCAGTTGCATGGTGTTCTTGTCGTTCAATATCTTTTCTACTTCAGCAAAATTTTTGATAGTATTAGAAAGTCTGCCATATTTACCAAACATTTCTTTCAACTCAGCATCAGCAATTTTCCTCATGCCTGGATTTACCGAAGAACCTCTCAGGTCATAATTAAAATCTCTTTTTACTTTCAACCTATATTCTTTTGCGTCTATACCACCAATCTGTGCTTTTTCGCCTACAAACCTTCCCTCTAATGAAACATTTAATGTGGTAGATGATGCTTTAAAAGCAACACGAGTTGCGTAGCCAGATCTTGTGTATATTATGCAGTTTTTAAAATACTGCCCATCTTTATCTTTACCAGATAAATCTATTCTATCAAGAGTAAAATTCATATCTAAGTTTTCTTTAAAAGCTGATGCTGGATCTACAAGTTCTAATCTTGCTTTTGGACCTTCTACTTGTTTTAGTGATACAGGAATAATTTCTTTTTTCTTAACTTTTTCTGCCAACTTTGTATTTAATTCTGTAGGACTCCTAGTATCTAAAAGATAACTCATATCACATTTTCTATTAATAATCCAAACATCAGCAGGGTTCCAGTTGTCATTAGATTTGCCTGTTAATGCTCTAGCATGTTTATATAACTCTTTCGTTCTTGGACCACCTTGTCGTTCAAAGTCAAACTGACCTTTTAGTTGTAGAGTTTTAAATACTTCTAGTTGTTTTATAGCTGAAGTATAAAATACATCATCTAAATTATTTTTGGTTTCTCTTTGTTGTGCTTGTACTAATTTAATAACTTCATCTTCTTTTAGTGTTTGTCTAGAATTAGTAAAGGCACGAAATACTTCCATAGAGTAAAGTTCTTTTATTTCTGTAAGTAAATTTGTATTTGCTTTAGTTCCTTTAGCATTAGCTGAGTAATGTTTAAACAACTTATTAATTGTGTCGGCTTTACCTTTTACGAGTAGAACCTTTTTCTTTTTATCTAACAACTGAATGGAATCTCTACCATTTCCTAGGTCTAGTTCCATATCAGGTTTATAATTTTTGAGAGTTATTTGAAAGACATCTTGTTCCAGCTTGATTTTTAGAGCAAGAATTTCTTGTATTGTTTTTTGTGTTTTGATTGCTGAAGTAAAGACCACTGAGTGTCCTTCTCCATAATTTTGTTTATTATTTACAATCGTAGCCATAACACTATTTATTAGTCAACTTTTTATAGCTTTAAAGCTATAAAATTTTTATAGCTTTTTAGACCAGCCTTTTATTAGGGCATCAACTTTAGTACCCCAATTTTTTTCAAGCATTTCACGATTAGTTTCAAGCCAAGCGATTTTATTTTTCACACTTTTAATAGCTTTAAACTCATCAACGAGTATCATATACTCAGGATTTTCAAGTTTAGTTTTATACATAATTTACCTCTCAATTGATTTAATACAGGTATTCTACCTGATTTTGAACCAAAAGTAAAGTATTTTTTATATTATTTTGTTATATAAAATTAATTATTTTATTAAGTGCTTGATTTTCTTAGCATAATCAGGTTTCAGGAAGTCAACCCTTGCCCAAGGAAGTTTGTTATATCCTTCCTCTTCTGCCCATCTAACAAACATACCGACTTCTTTACCATGTGCTTCTATCTCCCAAGGAGCATCCCAGTAATCCATCTTCTTGGTGTTAAATGCTTTCTTCTGATATCGTGTACGAAACCCATCTGAATATTCGTACATTTCACCAGATGCCCACTGCTTGATATGTATCATTTCGTGAGCGATAGTTTCTAGCATGGGTCGTAATCTAGATTGTTCTTCAACCTGTATCTTAAATTTACGAGGTTTATATTCCTCATCATCAATCCAAGATAATCCTTGGACTTTTTCCTTAAGATATAAGTTTTTTTGTATTACTATATTTACAGTGACAGATGTTCGGAGTCGAACATCCATGGTTTTTCGTGATACCCAGTGGGCAATGGATCGGACAAGTTTCCTTGTCTCTGCGTCTCCACCACGCACATTGATAATTGCCTTATCTCGATACCACTTTGCCATCAACGATATTTAGTTTTCGAAAACTATCGTGCCAATATCTAACTTTCCTAGAAGATGGTTGACCAATAACAGCTGGTCATCTTCATTATTATTAGGGAACTCGGTAATAAAAGGCATGAGTTCAAAGTTAGATAATATGTTAGATAGCTTCGTTTTCCTTGAATTTAGGAACTTGTCGTCCTGATTATCCTTCCTAGAGACATGTCTTTCATCTAGGATACTTTGGTCTGCTTTTATGTAAATACACTCTAAATCGTGCCCCATAGCGACGATCTCAGATAGGAAAGAAGCAGTAAATAACCTATCTCCCTCAAACACTATATTCACTCCAGATGGCTTGTATGAGTCCCTCATCCACTCTATTGCTTTGGGTTGTACTGCCATTGATAGTCTATCAGTACCTGAAAACATCTGGCTCTCATCGAAATAATCTTTTCCGAGAACAATCGTATTCAGGTCTTTACACCACATACCATATAGCAAGTCAGTAAGTTTTACATCTTCCCACTTATATGGTTTCATCCACTGTTTCATTAATGTAGATTTACCAGTAGCTGGTTCTCCACCTATCGCAATAATCATTTGAATGGTCTCCTTTTATTTTCTTTTTCTACCAATGTATGTACAAGATGAACAATTTTTACCTCAGGACATCTTTTAGATATTTCTCTGATTTGTATAGGATCGTCTTCAAAATGTATTCCAACTTTTACTCCTCTATCTTGTTCAAGCCATTTAATTATGGTTGCTTTATGTACCCCAGATCCTTCCCTAGTTTTTTGAGCAAAGTTTGTTGGGTTCATAAACACTTCGTTGTCTATACCTTTTGATTTTAGCATAGCAGAAGTTTCATCCCACTCTTCAATAGATCTACCTGTGATGATGATGTCATCCTTACTCGGATACACTCCATTGTAATCACCCATAAAGATGACACCATCGATATCAAATGTATTAATTGTTTTCATAATCAGTATGACCAGCTTGATATGTGTAAGGCAAGTCTAATGCTTTAGGATTGTTTTTCTTTAACTGTGGCTCTGTCATTTTAGTAAGTTCTCTGCGAGCAAGTGCGTCACATTCAAACTTAGCATCCTCAGTTTTTAATTGTACAGGAGGTGTCTTTTGTGTCCAAGCACTTGGACCTCTTAGGAAACCAACTATACCCATCTCAGAAGCAACCTTACAGAAACGAATAGCTGATACCACTACTCCTCCTGAGTTTGGCGAATCTTGTACTGAAAGTCTAGCTGACATTTCATACCTTGCCCCACCAAAACCATAAGCAACAATATCTAGGTTGGCAATTTTATTATCGGAGCCAACATAATCCCCTCCTGGTTTTTGAAATACTGTAAGACTTGGTCCAGCATATAAAGTCATACCAGCTGTTGGTTCTTCCCTAACAACATTTTGACCTTTCAAAACATTCTCTTTAGATACATGCTTACTATGTAATCTTTCTTTGTAAGCCATATTCAAGAAGTCAGTATTTGCTGTTCTACCTGTACGAATATTTTCTTGACCTTGTGTAGACCCTGCTGCCATATTCATTTGAATATGTTGCGTCACTTGTAAACCAGAGTCTATCATTGCTCCTTGTAATACCTCAGATAATCTAGAAGCACCCCAAGCAGATCTCATATCAGAACCAACAATAGTAAGTCCTTTATCAATAAATGATTGCTCTACTAATTTAGATTTGTTAGTTTCGATTAATGTAGGAATACAGTTTACGAAATGACAACCAGCTTCTAGACATGCTGCCATATAGAACTCTGTAGCTTTCTCAGAACCAACAGGCAAATAATTAATTACCACATCTACTTTATGAAAGTTAAGTTTTTCAGCAACTTGTTTTTTAGATAGGGCAGTATCTGCACCTGTTCTAAATGATACTTCTTCTGGGTAATCAAGCATATGGGAAGCAACACCATCTAGTTCTGGACCTGAGTAAACTTCTGCTAAAGAATTTACACAAGTAAAATCTAGCGAGTCGACATGGTCCATAGCACAGTTAGGTCTGGATCGTAATGCATTAATTAAGTGAGTTCCGACTTTTCGTGGGTCAATATCGAAGCCACAAACGAACTCGATATCATTTACAGTGTATCCTCCAATATCTGGATACATTAAACCAACTTTATCTTCGGGATTTTGAATATAGTATTGTACACCCTCTACTAAAGACTTGGCACAATTACCGACACCAATAATGGCGACATTTATTTTTGACATATATTTCTCCTTTATATCAGTTTATTAGAGTGTGATATTTGACTGGATCAGAGTAGCACACTATCAACATATATATAAGAATTCTATATTAGAATTTCTTAAAAGTAAACCTCTAGACCGACTTTTTCTCCTGACATCTTTGTCAAGTAATTATTAAAATTATTCTTTATTTCTAGTCTGGTATAATCATCAAAGTCAGTAAGCCATGATTGTTCTATACCAAACTCTTTGTACATATTAGGCAAGTCATCATTATCGTCATGCATGTTAATCATTTGACCTGTCATGGCACCTGTTTTCATTAGGATCTTATTCTGAAATGTTTTCTGTACACAAGGTGCAGCATGCTTTGATACATCTTCAAAAAAATCCCAATCTAACTCTGACCATGCCTGTTTTAATTTGTACCAACGAGTGTAAGCATCTTGAGTTGGAGTCCCAGGAGCATCGCCACCAGTCTTAATCATTTTCTTATATTGACATAGGTGGGTTTCCATTGTAAATGGACTATTAAAATAATCACTCACATGCTCATTACAACTCTCTATAAATTCTTGTTCTTTTCTTTCAATCCATTTTATATCATCACTGCTGTACTTGGTTTTGCTATCTAAGTCCATCAGTTCTGGTTTATTATAAATGTAAACCAGTCCAGATCTTACTGACCAATTAGAAGGATCTGTCGCTAACATACTCTCTGGTTTTATATGACGCATCCCATCACATAACTCATAAAATGCTTGAGTTGTCAACCAACCAGACATACGACCTATTCTATAAATTGACATAACCTCTTCTAAGGCATGGTCGAAATCTTGAAAGGTATCTAACCATGCTCTAAGAGAGCCATATTGTTGTAAGACTTTTTCGTGAATATCTTTTAGGATAGGGATAAACTTTCCCTTGTTATATTTTGTGTCTTTAGCAAAATGTTGTCTGGCATAATTTTCATTATTCCATTCTTCTAGATATTCCCAGTTTATTTTTTCTATATCAGGAAAGTGTGACCAGATAACCCAAGCCATTGATGATTGGTATGTGATACCAAACAGCATGGAAAAATAAATCCTCTGCTCATCAGTCATAGCACCTCGTGTCATGTATGCTTCATTATAAGTGTAATGGTCAACATCACGATGTTTCATTCGCCAAGCATATGACCGAAGACACATCTGTACCCTGTTCTCAGGGAGTCTCCAATCTTTGTAAGGTTTATCTATATTATCTGGGTGTAGATATTTCATCGTTTGTACAGTGTATCCAATCCCCATACATTTCGGTAAGAAATATCTTCACCTAAGAACATAACTCTTTTATCCCCTTTGACATAATTAAGTTTTTCTTGTACAGGTGTAAATCCTTGCCTGATGAGAGACTCTCTAACTGTACTTTCATAGTCTGACAGTATTCTATCTGCCCAATGAAACTCTAATGATAATTGTTTTACAGAATCAGGTATGAGCCAGTCTGGGTCGAACATACGATATTCTTCTCCTTCGATATCGCATTTTAAATGTGTAGGTTTATATTTTTCAAGTAATCTATACCCATTTACAGTTGCCACAGAAACTTTCTTTTTTCTCATATTTTTCGCAGCATTACTTTTAGGATTAGTTGTGCCTGAACAGAACTCTTGTTTACTGCCTGTCATATATAAATCTATATTACCAGCATCTTGATTAGTCACTGCTGCTTCTATTAAAGCAAATCTCAGGTCGTCCCCTAGATTCTTTTCCATCACCTCAAAGTTTTCAGGATGACACTCTACACCAATATATCTTTTTATTGG